ACAAATAAACATATAGCATATGAGTAAATCATTTAATTTTTGTAATAATTGTGGAAAAAATGGACATCAATTTCATTCATGTAAACATCCAATAACTAGTGTAGGAATAATCACATTTAGGCTGTTTAATAATAAATTACAGTACCTTATGATTAAACGGAAACATAGTTTAGGGTTTGTAGAATTTATGCGAGGTAAGTATCCATTGTATAATTATCATTATCTGTTAAATATATTTAATGAAATGTCTGTTTATGAAAAAGAAAAAATAAAATCAAGTTCGTTTGATGAACTATGGAGTTATTTATGGGGTGAAAATGTAGGAATTCAGTATCGAGGAGAAGAAAAAACATCTAGAGAAAAATATGAAGCTTTAATTATTGGAATAGAGTCGAAAGAATGTTATAATTTACAATTATTAATAGAAAATAGCAATACCTTATGGGTTGAACCAGAATGGGGATTTCCAAAGGGACGACGAAATTTTCAGGAAAAAGATTTAAATTGTGCTTTAAGAGAATTTGAAGAGGAAACAGGTTATATTAAGTCAAACATTAAATTAGTTCAAAATATAATTCCTTATGAAGAGATTTTTACAGGTTCTAATATGAAATCATATAAGCATAAATATTTTCTAGGATTTATAGATCCTCATATAGAAACAACAAACACATTTCAAGAGACTGAAGTAAGTGAAGTTAAATGGTTAAATTATGATGAATGTCTAATCAAAATTAGACCATATAATTTAGAAAAAATAAATATTTTAAATAAAGTGAATAAAGTTTTACAAGAATATAGATTATATTAATAATATATAAGTATTATGGAAAAACCTAAACGAAGGCCTAGAAAAAAAACAAAATTATCATTAGTTGATGAACCAATATTATCTGAGAAAAATATAGAATTGTTATCTAATGAAGGTTTTGATAAAATTAATTTAGACGATAAAGATACTGATAGTAATTCTTTCATTAATAAACGAGAGATTTTAAATAGAAAATTTATTTCTAATAATGAAGATAAATTTGAAAACTTATATCCATCACTAGATGATTCAGAGTTTAATATTAAAATTGCTCTTAAAAAAGAATTTAATGAAACAAAATATGATGGCACAATTTTTAGTGTGGATGAGATTGAAGAACAAGCAAAAAAATTATGTGAAGCTGATTTTGAATTATCTCCGAACCAATTGTTTGTTCGTAACTTTCTAAGTTTTCAGACTCCTTATAACAGTTTGTTATTATACCATGGTTTAGGCTCAGGTAAAACATGTAGTGCCATTAGTGTTTCAGAAGAAATGAGAGATTATTTAAAACAATTAGGAATAACACAGAGGATTATTGTAGTTGCTTCACCAAATGTTCAAGAAAACTTTAAACTCCAATTATTTGATGATAGAAAACTTAAACAAATAGATGGATTATGGAATTTAAGAGCATGTACAGGAAACAAATATTTAAAAGAAATTAATCCAATGAACATGAAAGGATTATCCAAAGAAAAGGTAATTAGACAAATAAAAAGGATTATTAATAATTTTTATTTATTTTTAGGATATACTGAATTTGCCAATTATATTCAAAATATTTCAAAAGTTACTGAAGAGAATCCAAAAAAGAAAAAAAATGAGGTAATTAGAAAATTAAAAAAGCATTTTAATAACAGACTCGTAGTAATAGACGAAGTTCATAATATCAGAATTACTGGTGAAAAACAAGATAAAAGGATAGCGCAAGAATTATTAAAATTAGTAAGCTATGTAGACAATTTAAGATTGTTATTTCTCTCTGCTACTCCGATGTATAATAGTTATAAGGAAATAATATGGTTGTTGAATATTATGAATAAGAATGATAAACGTTCTACTATTGAATTAAAAGATGTATTTGATTCTAATGGAAACTTATTAATTGGTCCAGATGGAACAAATATTGGTGAAGAATTGATTAAAAGAAAATCAACAGGATATGTTTCATTTGTTAGAGGAGAAAACCCTTATACATTTCCTTATCGTATATTCCCGTCCTTATTTTCTATTCAAAATACATTTAAAGAATTAACATATCCTAAAAAACAATTAAATGGAAAAGAAATACTTCAGCCATTAGAACATCTAGATGTCTATGTAACAAATTGTGGTTCATTTCAACAGATAGGATATAATTATATTATTGATAGCATAAAAGAAAAGGCTAGCAGCAAAAAAGAAGGTCTACCTAGTTTTGAAAATTTAGATACATTTGGGTATACAATATTACAGAAACCATTACAAGCATTAAATATGTTATATCCAACAAAATTATTAGAAGATGATAGCCCAAAATTTGATTCTAAAATTTTATTAGGTTCAGAGGGATTAAAAAGGTGTATGAAATGGAAGGAAACAACTAATCCTCCAACTAGAAATAATTTTGAATATAAGAATGATGATTTTGGAAAGATTTTCTCTCCTGAAAATATTGGAAAATATAGTGGAAAAATAAAAAACATTGTTGATAATATTTATAATTCAGATGGTATCGTTTTAATTTATAGTCAATTTATTGATGGAGGAGTAATACCAATGGCATTAGCACTTGAATCTATTGGATTTACACGATTTGGAAATAAAGCATCAAATTTATTTAAAACATCTCAACATCCTGTAATAGATTCCAAGACTTATTTACCTAAAGATAAAATGGATAATCCAGAAGAATTTAGACCTGCTACTTATACACTATTAACAGGAGAGAAAGCTCTATCACCTGATAAAGTATACGATTTAAAAAATTTAACCGACGAAGATAATAAAAACGGAGAGAAAATAAAGGTAATAATTATTTCTATGACAGGTTCAGAAGGTCTTGATTTTAAAAATTTAAGACAAGTTCATATTATGGAACCTTGGTATAACTTAAGTCTTGTTGAACAAATTATTGGAAGAGCTGTTAGAAATTGTAGTCATAAACAACTACCTTTTAAAGAGAGAAATGTTGAGATATTTCTATATGGAACATTATTAAATAATGAAGACGATGAAGCAGTTGATCTATATATTTATAGAATCGCAGAAATGAAAGCTGTTCAAATAGGAAGAGTAAGTAGAATTCTGAAAGAATCATCTGTAGATTGTTTATTAAATATTGATCAAACTTTATTTACAGAAGAAAATATGAATACTATTGTTAAACAACAATTATCTAATAAAATGATAATTGATTATCCTATTGGTGACAAAGCAAAAACAGTATCATGTGACTATATGGATACTTGTGACTTTAAATGTAAACCATTCAAACAAATTACAGAAGAGGAAATTAAATTAGATACTTATAATGAAGCATTTATTCTTATTAATACTGATAAAATTATTCAACGAATAAGAAATTTATTTAAACAAAGATTCTTTTATAAAAAAGATACATTAATTAGTGAAATAAATGTTGAGAGAAATTATCCATTAATACAAATAAATGTAGCATTGACATCCTTAATTAACGACAGAAATGATTATTTGATTGATAAATATGACAGAATTGGTAGATTAATTAATATTGAAGAGTACTATTTATTTCAACCAATTGAATTAACTAATGAAAATATTAGTGTTTTTGATAGACGGGTTCCAATTGATTATAAAGCGGATATGATTTCGTTACCAATTAATATGAATGTAGAGGAGGTAAAGATAACTGATAAAATAATAGATATTCCTAACGATGATATTGGAACTAAAGAAAGTATTAATGTAATAGAAAATATAGATGTGTTAGATAGAATTAAAGAAAATTATAATACAGGAAATAGTAAAACAGAAATAGTTAAAAGAGGAGAAGATGATTGGTATTTATATTTAGCAAGTATTCATACTAAGAACATTTTAAAAGATGATATTGGAATAGATGATGAGATGTTTACAACATTCTTATTACGACATATTCTAGAAAAACTATCATTTAATGAAACTTTTGAAATATTAAATTATATTTATTTTAAAGATAAGTTAGATACAATAGAAATGAAAATTAAGAATTATTATGATGATAAATTATTAATTAATAAGGGTATTAAAGGAATTATTTTATCCAAGAAAAATCTTAAATTAAATAAAAATAGTCAATCTTTATTGGTATTAGGAAGTAAATCATGGAATGAAGGAAAACAAGAGGATTATACAGATTTGGCTATGTCTATTAAAAAATTAATCATTCCTCTATCAGATTATAATTTATATGTAGGATTTATGGGACCATTTAAAGACGAAGAAATAAACATTTTTAAAGTGAAAAATATGAATGATAAAAGGAGTAAGGGAGCTAGATGTGACCAATCTGGTAAAAGTGATACTGTTAAGTTATTAAATACAATCGTTGGGAAAGGTGAAGATGATAATATGAAATACACACCTGAAAATATAAAAGGTATAAATAAAACTGAATTTTGTGTTTTACAAGAAATGTATTTAAGATATTTCAATGAAACAAATAAAAATAATAAAAGATGGTTTCTTTCACCAGAAGAAGCAATAATTAATGATTTGGAAAAAACTCATTTTAAATAAAATAAAATTGAAGATAATTAAAGAATAAACTTCTTATTATATAATAATATGGATACGCAAGTAGCGAAAAAAGACACACGCAAAAAAGCTGGTGACATTGGAGTTTATATGAATTCATTGTTATCAAGGAAAATTCAAGTCCCTTTCAAGAAAGTAGGAAAGAATATTAAGGAATTATTACAAAATAAGATTAAAAGAGATATTGAAGGAAAGTGTACTATTGAAGGATTTATTAAACCTGGTTCAACAAGGGTATTAACTTATTCTAGTGGACTTTTATTCGAAGATGTTATTGAATTTGATGTAGCATTTGAATGTCTAGTTTGCTGTCCAGTAGAAGGAATGAAAATTAAATGTATTGTTAAGAATAAAACACAAGCTGGTATTAGAGCTGTTATTAATGAGGAGGTATCTCCTGTAGTAATTTATATTACTAGAGACCATCATTACAACAATAAATATTTTGGTTCTGTTGAAGAAGGTGATGAAATTACAGCAAAAGTTATTGGACAGCGATATGAGTTAAATGATGAACAAGTAAGTGTAATTGGAGAAATTGTTGAACCAAAATCAGATAAATATAAGAAAAAGGGAGGAGATAAAAAGCCAAAATTAATATTAATGTAATTCATTTAAACACAATTTAAAGTTAATATACAAATGAATGATTTAAATTGTTTAAAGGAGAGTATTGAAGAATTATCAAAATTTCACCAAGTGGAAATATTGAAAATCTTAAAAAGCGATGAAACAATAACAATCAATGAAAATAAAAATGGTATTTTTATAAATATGACTAGTCTGAAAGATTCTATAATAACGGAATTGGGTAATTATCTAAAATATGTAAATAAACAAGAGAAACAATTAAATGATATTGAAGTTCAGAAGGATGAACTATCTAATACATATTTTAAAGATAATAAAGATAATTCCTCTATACAACTAAATGCTTAGCGTAGAAGATGTATTAAATGAAGCAAATAATTATATGCTAACTTCAAAAAACATATGTAATATTGAAGTTATCAACAATAATATAAAACCTCCAATTAAAAAGGAAGATAAAAA